CCTAGGTGCCCAGCCCTTCAACTACACTGATGCCATTGATGCGCTCCCCAACGCCATCCATGCTTTTGGTGGTCCCGCCTCTGTTGCGGCTGATTCCCGTGCTTACATTGATGCTCGTGGTCTCTTCAACGATGCCGGTGCTCTTGACTATGATATCCCCTCTGGATTCACTGGATATTGGCACGGTCCCCAGAACCCCTACAATGAGGCCAATTTGGGAGGTGTTGCCGTCCCCCAGAACCCCGACCTCGGAGTTGACCCCTCTATCCTTGCTGCGCTCAAGGATCTTTCAGGTGGCCACCTTGATAACTCCACTGTCTCTGATGCCGGTACATTCGTTTTGACTGAGACCTCTTTGGACCTCCACTGCTGGGGACAGAACCCCGTCGTCACCGCTAAGCTCCAGCTTAACGGCCAGGATCGCTTCTCTGAGCGTGAAGGAACCTACTTCTCGTGGGTTCAGCCTTACCAGGCCCACACCAGAAACCCTGATGAGGGTATTAACGTGTACTCCTTTGCCCTCCGCCCTGAGGAACATCAACCCAGCGGCACGTGCAACTTCTCCAGAATAGATAACGCTACTTTACAGCTTGTCCTCTCCAACGCCACCGTTGAGGGAACCAAGACTGCCAAGGTCCGTGTATACGCGACCAACTATAACGTGCTCAGAATCATGAGTGGTATGGGAGGGTTGGCTTATTCAAATTAAGCAAACTGTTACGATGTATCGTCTCATCATTTATATAATATTTTAATAATTAATTTAACGCTTTTTAATTATTAAAGCAAAAAACAATATAAAGACAAGGCTTTATATAATATATAAAATGAGCGTAGACATAGTAAACCTTATTGAAAGCAACCCTATTACCAAATTAAATGGTAATTATCAATCAAAACTTATAACTAAAGTACAAAATAATTTTAATAATTATGAGCAACAGATGTTTATAGCTAGTTTTTACTGTTATTTAAAGCATGATTATAAAAGTGATTTTGTTATTAACTTAGATAATGTTTGGCAATGGTTAGACTTTAGTTCTAAACATAAGTCGAAAGAATTACTTAATAAACATTTTATTATTAATAAAGATTTTAGAACTTTGCTCACCCCATCGGGTGAGCAAACAAATTCTACTTTAGGTTCACAAGTTGGTGAAACTAAAAAAGATACAAGAGGAGGGCATAATAAGGAAATTATTATGTTAAACATTGAAACATTTAAAAAGTTTTGTTTAAAGGCGGGAACTAAAAAAGCAGACGAAATACACGATTATTTTATTAAATTAGAACAAATTTTACAGGAAATTTTACAAGAAGAAAGTAATGAATTAAAACAACAACTGTTACAAGTAGAAGACCAAAAAGTAAAAGAATATGAATTAAAATTAGAGCAGCAAAAAATTCTAGAAAGAGAGAAAATATTACTCAAGGAATATGCTACTATTGGTTCTATTGTCTATATTATTAAAGTCAAAACGTTTGAAAATAAACAATACATTATAAAACTTGGTGAGAGCCGTAGAGGCGTCATTGATAGATACAAGGAACATAAATCAAAATACGAAGAGTGTTTACTGTTGGATTGCTTTGCCGTCAACAAAAGCAAAGACTTTGAGAGTTTTTTACACAATCACGAAACTATCAGAGGCAACAGAATTACTGATTTAAAAGGACATGAGACCGAACTAGAATTATTTTTAATTGGTAAAAATCTATCTTATAAAACATTATTAGATATTATCAACAATAATGTTAAATATTTTAATACTAATGATACAAGCAAAATAGAACTTGAAAATGAACAACTCAGACTTATGCTTGAAATGAAAAATACTAATAATGATAATCTATTAATACAAGAATTATTACAAATGGTTAAGCAAATGTCAGGCAAAATAGACAACCTAGAAAAGTCAAATAGAGAAATTTTGAGCAAATTAAACACTAAAGAGACCAAAGTAGCCACCGGATTTAATGAACCACTAGTTACACTTGGTCCACGATTACAAAAGATAAATCCGGAGACATTAGAACTTGTAAAAGTATATGAAAGTGTATCAGAAGCAATTAAAGAAGATTATAATATTAAAAGACCTAGTATAAATAAAGCTGTTATAGAAAATACGGTGTATAATGGTTACAGATGGGTATTTGTAGATAGAGAACTAGATGCCAATATAATTCATAATATTAAACCAACCAAGCAAACGAAGTCTCAGAATTTAGGTTATATTGCCAAACTAAATTCTGATAATAGCGAAATATTAAATGTATATTTAGACAGAAAAACAGCAGCACATTTTAATGGTTATGAATCATTGTCAGCATTAGATGTTCCCGTAAAAAACTTTACTTTAACTAAGGGACACTATTATAAATTATTTGACGAATGTGAAGAGACCTTAATTCAAAATTTTACTGAGAAACATGGTGACCCAATATTATATAAAAACGGTATAGGACAATATGATACAAATAATAACCTGATTAGAGAGTTTATATGTAAATATGATTGTATTAAACAATTACAAATGAGCGACAAAACACTCTCAAAAGCACTCACTAAAAATACACCATATAATGGCACTTATTTCAAGAACATAGGAAGTAAATTAAAACTACTTTAATCTATTTATTAGACCTTTTCTCTTTGAATATGTCCATTTTATGGGCATTTCATCAGCAAAAAGTAACAGTTGCCATGCGCATTTCCTAATATGTGAAATGCGCAAAGGTGTATAACTAACAATTACTTGTATCTTATATAATGTAAGTCATCACTAACATCAGACGCAAATGATTTTAAGTATGGCATTATTTGTGACAACTCATATGCCATATTATTATTCGTTTCATTTATTTGCTTCATTTGTTCCTCTATACTAATAATTTTTTTGTGTAAATTTACTATTTCAGATTTGAGCATGTTATTCTCTATTACAATATCATTTGTATTATTTGTATTATTTGTATTATTATTACTTTGCTGAGACATCTTATTTTATTAGTAAACAATAATTTTTAAATAGTTTACAAAATAACATTAACAAATAAGAATTTAAATACTAATTCTTATTTTATATAAAATGTCTCACAATAAATCTAAGCCAGTAGTTCTAGTATTTGGTGGAAATGGATGGATTGGTTCAAAAGTTGTCCAATTGCTACAAGACTCCAATATAAAAGTTGTTAAATCAATGTGTCGCGCAGATGATATTAAGATGATACAAACAGAAATCAACTTGATTAAGAACGTCACTCATATTATGAGTTTTATTGGGCGCACACATGGCGTCTATAATAATGAAGTAATTGGCACTATTGACTACCTAGAGAAGCCCGGCAAACTAGTTGAAAACATGAATGACAACCTATTTAGTCCAATTGGACTCGCTGAAATAAGCAAAAAAAATGGCATACATTTCACATATTTAGGAACAGGATGTATATTTGAATATGATGAAAAAACACATTTATATGGTAATGTAGAAACCGGTTTTTTAGAAGCAGATTTACCCAACTTTTTTGGCTCATCATATTCAATTGTAAAGGGATATACTGACCGATTAATGCAACTATTGTATTCAGATAGCACACTGAATGCCAGAATTCGAATGCCTATTACAGATGAGCAAGACAGTCCGCGAAATTTTATTACAAAGATTACGTCCTATAAGAAAGTATGTTCTATGCCAAACTCAATGACAGTTTTAGATGAATTGTTGCCGGTTTTAATAGAGATGGCTTTGAATAAACAAGTTGGAACTGTGAATTTAACAAATCCTGGATTAATTAGTCACAATGAAATATTGGAAATGTACAAGGAAATAGTAGACCCGGAGTTTACTTGGACTAACTTTACAATTGATGAACAGAATCAAATTTTAGCATCAAAAAGGTCAAACAATTGTTTAGATACTATAAAATTAACTAATATATCATTAAGTTTAAAGAATCCTGTTACAACAATTAAGGAATCTGTTAGAAATGTTCTTCAAAGAATGAGCAAAAATAATAAAAAATAATTAAAAGACAAACTAAAATAAAACAATAAAAATCAAAACAAAAATATTATAAGTTACAACTAAATTAATAATTTATAATACAAAAATATAACATATCATGAAACTACTCGTTACTGGTGGTTGTGGATTTATTGGCTCCAATTTTATAAACTATTTCTTCAAGCAAAATTTGGACGCAACAATTGTCAATTTAGACGCGATGTATTATTGCGCATCAGAAACAAATATTGATGAAGATGTTCGTAATTCATCCCGATATCATTTAGTCAAAGGCAACTTATGCTCATATGATTTAGTATCAAATATTCTGAATATTTATCAAATAGATACTGTGATTCATTTTGCGGCACAATCACATGTCCAAAATTCATTCGAAGATGCGCTTCAATATACACATGATAATGTTCAAGGCACACATACGTTGTTAGAAGCTTGTAGACAACATGATAAAAAAAACAATAATAAAATCACTCGTTTCATTCACATTTCAACTGATGAAGTATATGGTGAATCAATGCTGAATGAGAATGAGGAAAAGAAGAATGAGAATTCTATTTTGTGTCCGACAAATCCTTATGCGGCGACAAAAGCGGCGGCTGAGTTGATTGCCAAGTCATATTATCATTCATTCAAGATGCCAATTATAATCACCCGTGGTAACAATGTATATGGTCCTAATCAATATCCTGAGAAACTGATACCACGTTTCATTCAACAGCTACAGCAAGATAAAAAAGTCACAATACAAGGTGATGGCTCCAATGTGCGAGCATTTTTACACGTAAATGATGTATGCTCTGCGCTGAAGTTGGTTTTAGAAAAGGGTCAAATTGGAGAAATATATAATGTTGGAAGTGACGACCATCATGAATATACTGTGTTAGATATTGCGAAAATCCTAATAGGAAAAATCAAGGGAACAATGGATTATGATGAATGGATAACGTATATTG